TTATTGAAACATTTTGTAAGCACACTAAAAGTCCATTTAATGGAGTACCTTTTATTTTAGAGCTATGGGAAAAGGCAGTGTTAGAGGCTGCTTATGGTTTTAAAATGGCTAAGACAGGACATAGAAGGTTCAATGAGGTTTTATTACTAATTGCTAGAAAGAACGGTAAAACAACATTTATTGCAGCAATTGACCTAGCTGAATTCTTTCTTTCAAGAGGTGGAGTTGATATTGTTTGTGCATCGAATACTACAGAACAAGCAAACATCTTATTTGAAGAAATCAATAATATGAGAGAACAATCTAAAGCTTTATCTAATAAGAAAAGAAGCACTAAGAATATTTATCAAATATACTCGCCAGTTACCAAAAATAAAATAAAGAAGTTATCTGCTCAATCAAGAAACAAAGATGGTTACAATATTGAAGTTGGTTGTATTGATGAGGTTCATGAAATGACTGATTCAAAAGTATATGATGCTATTAAGCAAAGTCAATCAACTAAAGATGAACCTTTAATATTCATCATTACAACTGAAGGAACTACAGTAGGTGGTTTCTTAGATAATAAGATGGATTATGTAAGGAAGATAATCAAAGGTGAAATTGAAGATGAAAAGATACTACCTTGGTTATATACTCAAGACTCGATTGATGAGATCTACGAAGATCCTAAAACATGGCAAAAATCTAATCCAAGTTTAGGAACAGTTAAGACTTACTCATACTTAGAAGATATAATGAATAAATCAAAGCATGACCTTGGAACTAGAGTAACGATGCTTTGTAAGGACTTTAATGTGAAACAATTAGACCAAGGATCGTGGCTCACATTTAATGATCTTAATAATGAGGAAACATATGAGCTATTAGACCTTAAAGATAGTTATGCAATTGGCGGGGTTGACTTATCAAGTACAACGGACCTTACGGCCGCTGTTCTATTAATTGTTAAAGGTGATAAAAGATTTGTTATATCTCAATTCTTTATGCCAAGTGATGTTATTGAAAAAAGAAAAGAAGAAGATAATGCTCCATATGATATATGGGTGCAAAGAGGACTTATAACAGTTACAGAAGGTAGTCAGAATGATTTCTCACTAGTAAGTAAGTGGTTCTTAGATATGGTAAGAGAACATCAAGTAAGACCACTGTGGGTTGGTTATGACCCATGGAATAGTCAATACTGGATTAAAGAAATGGAAGAGATGGGTTTCAATATGGAAAAGGTAAGACAGGGAGTGTATTCCTTATCAGAACCAATGAAACAACTAGAAGCGGATTTAAAGAATAAAGTTGTAATTTATAATAACAATCCAATATTAAAATGGTGTTTATCAAACACACAAGCTAAAGTTGATGTTAATGGAAACATCCAACCATCTAAACTTAATTCAAGATATAAGAGAATTGATGGAACTGTAGCACTTATAATTGCTTATACTGTTTTAAATAGATATAAATTAGACTATGAAAATATGCTATAATTATATTGAAAGATAGGTGTTATTTGATGGTAGAAGTTAATAGATTTATAAAAATATTTAATAGAACTGGTGAAGTTCATTGTATAGGTAAAAAATCAACTGAAGTTTTTGATTTGTTGTTTACTAATGAAGATGTTAATGCCTATCAGTTTGAGAGACCCGATATATTAATTACTAGAAATGATAGGAATATATTATTAGAGCAATTTCAATTTGATGGAACGGAAGCAATTAAAAAATCAAGTTCTCAAAGAAGGGAACAAGCAGAATCTGCGAGAGAATTTAAAAGAAATATGATTGAAGGTGACCCTAATGAAGTAAAAATACAAGAACATAGATTTAAAAGCGTTTCAAGTTTAACTGACTACGAAATTAACTTAAACAGAGTATTTGATAATCATATTTCTAAGTATGATGACTATATTACAAACTATAACGATTCAAAAGAACTACTCATATCAGAAAAAATATATAATTCTGTATTTGACTTTGGATTCATTATAGAGGATACAACGTTACTACCAAATTTTATGTCAACTAAAAACCATGATAAATATTTACTGACACCTTTTCATTTTGATAGTTTTAAGGAAAGATTAAAAGAATATCCCAACCTAAAACATATATTTTTTATAACTTGGAATGGATCAAGCAAAAACATTATTTATTATTACTATAATCATGATATTAAAGACTTGTCTGAATTTGTTATTGAAGTGAGTGATAGACTTCTTAATTTTTCACCGATACAAATTTCAGCAACAATAAGAATACCAGACGAAGAATAAATGTTAGGAGGTCTCTATGGCCATATTTAGAAGAAAGAAAAAACAAGGCTCTCAGGAGCCTTTTAAATTTATAAGCGAATTAAATATACCTCAGGTATCATTTGGCACAAATATATCAAAATCAGATGTAGTAAAGATTGCTATTGATAGGATTGCGACGCAATGTGCTAAATTAAAACCTAGACATATTAAAATGGAAAATAATAAGACAGTTACTGACCAAACCGGTGGACTGTCTTTTATTTTAAAACATAAGCCAAATGAAGTAATGTCTCCTTATCAATTTATCTATAAAGTAGTTACTAAACTTTTTATAGATGATAATGCATTTGTTTATCCTATGTTTGAAAACGGAGAACTTAAAGGTTTGTATCCACTAAATCCAATAGTTGTAGAACCAGTAGTTGATAACTATAATAATTACTACTTAAGGTTTCAATTTGAAACTAAAGAAACATTTATGTTACCTTATGAAAATGTTATACATTTAAAAAGGTTTTATCATGATAATGATATCTTTGGTGGCTCAGGACATAAAGGAGACCAGGATGCATTACTTAAAGCTATTAACATTAACGAGAATGTTTTACAAGGATTAGATATTGCTCTTAAAAGTTCAATGCAAATAAAGGGACTACTTAAGATGAATGCAATGTTAAGTGATACAGATAAAACTAAACAAGTAAACTCATTTAATGATATTTTAAGGGAGTCAGTAAAAGTAAGGAGTAGTTCAATTATTCCGATTGACTTAAAAAGTGAGTATATCCCACTTAATGTGGATCCAAAGTTAATAGATAAAGATACACTAGAATTTTTAAATAGTAAGATATTAAATTATTTTGGAGTATCAGTTCCAATATTTAATTCTAAATATACAGAAGATGATTTTAATTCATTTTATGAACAAACCATAGAGCCTTTAGCCATTCAATTGTCTGAGGCTTTTTCTTTAGGCTTACTTACTGATAATGAAATAAAGAAAGGTGAACAAGTTGTCTTTTATAGTGAGAGACTACAATATGCATCTTGGAAAACAAAAGTAATTGCTATTGAAAAATTAATGGGGCTTGGAATAATGAGTTTAAATGAGTCAAGAGCTCTACTTGGATTAGAACCAGTAGAGGATGGTGATAAGAGATTACAGTCTCTAAATTATGTTGATTTAACAAAAGCAAACCTATATCAAATAGGGGATAAAGAAAGCGAGGAAGAAGAAAATGAAAGTAACGATAAATGGTAAAGTACCAGCAGATGCTATCACTTTAATTTTAGATGAACAAAAGGAAAAGACTAAAGTTATTGATGAGTATTGTAAGAAAAACAAAATAGATAGTTTTTTCTATAAAGATGCTGAGCTTGAATATGAGTTTTATAACAAGCCAGCAGAGATATTAGAAAAATTGGAAACTCCTACTATCTTAAATAAGAAAAAAGGAGTTGAAACTAGATGAATAAAAAAGAAACAAGACTAAGTTCTGTTGAACTTAGAGAAGAAGATGAAAAGATGATTCTAGAAGGTTATGCATTACTTTATAATGATGAAACATTAATTGGTAGTAGAGATTATGGTTTCATTGAAAGTATTGACCCTAATGCACTTAGTGATGAAGCAATTAGGGATGTACCAATGAAGTATAACCATATGGATTCATTTTTAATTATTGCTAGAACTAAAAATAAATCTTTAGAATTAATCTCAGATGAAAAAGGATTAAAGGTGCGTGCTGAATTACTAGACACGCAGCACAATAAAGATATTTATAAAATGGTAAGGTCAGGCTTATTAGAAAAGATGAGCTTTGCTTTTACAGTTAAGGATCAGGAGTGGGATCATAGTGGTGATATTCCAAAAAGACGAATCACTAAAATTGATAGACTCTATGATGTATCAATTGTTGATATTCCAGCTTATGACAATACATCAATCTTTGCTCGTTCTTTAGAATCTATGGAGTTAGAACTAAAGACTATGGAATTAGAAAAGAGAAAAGAAGATGAAATGTTAATAAGAAAAAGAATAGATTTAAAAATAAAAACAGGAGAGTAGAAAAAATGAATTTAGAAAAGAGAAAAAATGAAATAAAAGTAAGACTAAATGAAATCAAAGGTCTTGCTGGTATAGAAGCAACACTTGAAGTGTTAGAAGAATTAGAGAAAGAAGTCGATGAGTTAAAAGAGGAAGAAGAAACAATCGACAGAAAATTAGAAATCCAAAGAAAAGCAAACTTTAATCCAATTCAAATTGAAAGAAGTGGCGCTGTAAGTAATGAGGATTTAGAGAAGCGTGGAGCAATGCTTAAAGAAGCTAGAGTTATTCAAGTATCAAGTGAAGAGATATTACTTCCAGAACATACAGACTCAAATCTAGCAGCTTATCCATTCGCACAAGTTTCAAGTTTAGTTGATAGAGTTAAAGTTGTTAACTTAAATGGTGGTGAGACTTATAAGAAGTCATTTGTTAAAGGTAGTGGTATTGCAGGTTTAACTGGTGAAGGTGAAGCATATAGTGAAACAGAACCAGAGTTTGGTTACTTAACAATTACAAAAGTTAAAGTAACTGCATATACAGAAATTACTGAAGAGTTAGAAAAACTACCTAGCCTACCATATCAAGCAGAAGTTATTAAAAACATTAATCTTGCTTTAAAGAAAAAGATTAGTGAACAAATTTTAAGAGGACCAGGAACAGCTAATACGTTCACTGGTATTTTTAGTGATAAAGCAACAGCACTTAAAGATGCTAAGAGTTTAGAAATCTCAACTATTACAGACCAAACATTAGACGATATTATTTTTGCTTATGGTGGTGATGAAGAGATTGAAGGTGGAGCTTACTTAATTTTAAATAAAAATGATTTAAGAGCATTTGCAGGACTAAGAACTGCAGAAGGTAGAAAGGTCCATACAATTGACTATGTAAACTCAACAATTGATGGTATTCCATAT